CCCAGTTTCCTGATCCGATTGAGTTCCCAAGTGTTCGTCAAAATACTGTTATGGATATGTACTAATAAGGGAACCTAAGGTTCCCATATGACCCCTCCTTATCTACTTTAATTTTGCACCACATTTCTAAAAATTTTGTATTTATTTGGAGCTACCTTTCTCAAAGGATTTATTTGGCGCTACCTTTCTCAAAGGTAGTATGTAATTTATAATTAACTACTTTTTTTTACTCTGTATTTTTTCTCTTTAATTAAAGTTAAAGAGAGAAAATGATCTTTGTTATGAAGAAACGTTTGGGTTACTTTTCTTATCTGGGTGCTCAAGGTTCGCCGTGATGATATGGTTCTTCTATTGCATGAGCTAGTGCTGTCCATGGTACAGGGCTTCCTATTTGTGCTGCTAAACCAGCAATTGTGGTTCTTGGGTTTTGTACATTCATGCCCCTATATCCTGCATTTGCTGTGGAACCTAAATCCCTTGTTACTCCAGTAGCTGCTCCTCCAGTTAACCAATATGCAGGCAAACCTTGATCTACATCGACACCTCCGCCTACAAATTTGGATGATCCAAAATTCGCTAAACCTCCTACTGCAGGTGCATTCAAACCTGCTAGACCTGCTACAAAAGGGCCTGCTGCTCTTAAACCTGCTTGCATTTGTGCCATTCTAACTCTACTTGCACCGTAGTTGACAACTGCTGCATATGGGAGTCTAGTTCCAGTTAATTGCACATCTCTTACAGTTGTTAATACCATTCTTTATACTATTACATTCGATTTTTTTTTCTTAAATATTTTAAATTTGGGATTTTTTATATTACGCACTTTTTAACATATAATCATCTTTCTTAAAGATTGTACGTGTTTATAATTAAAGTTAAAGAGAGAAAATGATCTTTATTATCAATAAATGTTTGGGTTACTTTTCTTATGTGAGTGCCTTAGGTGCTGCTCTACCATTAGCTGCTTCTATTGCAGGAGCTAGTGCTGCCCATCCTATAGAGGATCCAACTTGTGCTGCTTGACCAGCAAATGTGACTTGTGCAGCCAAACCTCCATTGAATACTGCTGCTGGTTCTCCAGCACCTAAATAACGTGCAGTGCTACCAAGGGCGGTATATCCCCCAAACACTTGTCCTCTTACTTGGGCTGGTCTCTCTGCAGGGTATAGGTATGGACCAGTTGCTTTGCCCGTTCTTGCAGCACCACCAAAGTCAACATTTGCAGCTGGTTGTTGATCAGTTCGATCAGCATAATCAGGTCTTACAGTTGTTAATACCATTCTTTATACTATTACATTCGATTTTTTTTCTTAAATATTTTAAATTTGGGATTTTTTATATTACGCACTATTCAAACAGGACCAACAGTGCATCCAACCGTTACACACCGTATTCTAGCGCCATATCGACTGCCCACTAGGCTCGCGGAATGTTCGCGGAATATTCTCCTATATTCGTACTGTATTAACGTGTATATAGGGCCATCGAGAAATGGGTGACAAAATGAGATATCGGTGATGATTTTTACAGCATATATCGTGTGATTTTATTAAAGAAAATATTGCCGTTTTAATATGTTTGTCACAACCGTTCTTGAAGAGTGTTATGCACCCTATTAGAGTGTCAACACATGCGCCTGGGGTGCCGATGGTGTGAACATTCAGCGAACATTCTTTCGACATTCGTATTTCAATTGTATAAGCAATAATCGAACTAAATAAATGAGTGCGGAATTATATATATGAGTGACAAAAAGTACTTAAATAAACTATGCAAATTATATGTATAAATTTGCATAATGTCTGATTTTGATATTGTCAATTTAATTGAACAAAGCCCTATTACAAAATTGTCAGGAGATTATCATAATAAATTAATTACCAAAATTAAAGACACTTTTAATGATACTCAACAACAAATGTTTGTTGCTAGTTTTTATTGTTATTTGAATTGCGATAAAAAAAACGATTTTGTTATTGATTTAGATAATGTATGGAAATGGTTAGGGTTTAGTTCTAAACATAAAGCAAAAGAATTATTAAATAAATCCTTTATTCTTGATAAAGATTATAAGTTATTGCTCACCCAACAGGGAGAGCAAACAACGCACATCAAAGGTGGTCACAATAAACAAACAATATTATTAAATATTGACACCTTCAAAAAATTCTGTTTAAAGGCTGGAACTAAAAAAGCCGATGAAGTTCATGAATACTATATTCAATTAGAAGAAGCACTTCATGAAATTATTCAAGAAGAAAGCAATGAACTTAAACTTCAATTAGAAAGTTATAAAACTCAAATTATTACAAATGAGAAAGACAAATTAATTATTAGAGAGAAAACTATTTTACAACAATTTCCTAACAATACACAATGTGTTTATTATGGAATTATTGATAATCTTAGTGATAAAAATGAAAAATTAATTAAGTTTGGAAATTCGAATTTTTTAAAAAATCGTGTGTCTAAACACAAAGATACATATTCTAATTTTTGGTTAGTTAATGCTTTCAAAGTTGATAACAAATTACAAATTGAAAATGCTATTAAGGAATGTGTTTTTTTCTCTCAAAGACTGCGTACTATTACATTGAAAAATAAAAAGTATGTCGAACTACTTTCCATGCATGATGTTACTTTTGAACAATTAGATAAAGTCATTAAAGAAATTATTTGTAGTATTGAATATTCACCTGAAAATTATGTCAAAATATTACAAGAAAATAAACATTTAAAACAGCAGTTACACATTAAAAATAAACATAATAATTTAAACGATCTTATTTTATTAACTAACGAAAATAAGCATTTGAAAATTCAAAATATTAAGTTAATCAAAAAACTGGAATCAATTAAAAAAAATAAGAAATATAATATTGATATTGTTACTGAAGATCATGTGAAAAATATTCAACAAGAAGACATTGATAATTATGTTATTACTATTAATTCATTAAAACAAAATTATTATAATAGTGATGTTAAAAGAAATAAAGATGGTAAATATTTTTGCAATGATATTATTTATCATAAATTGATTGGTACGAGAGAAGAAGTATGGAATTGTAAAGTATATAAAACCACAGGAGGATTGACTAAAAACGATTTAATGCTTAATAGTAATGGTAAAATTGTTTCTAAAAAAAAATCTGCTGCTGAAGCTTATATTGATAGATTTAAACTACATGGTGTTAATAAAAATTCTTAATCCTGCAACTATACAATTGTTATAACCTATAGCACCATATCGCACTCTATCATACGCTATGCGCCCTAATAGAGTGCCAACTCGTGCGCCTGGGGTGCCGATTGTGTGGAACATTCCGCGAACATTCCTCATATATAGCATTATCGAGATATCGGTCACGAAATGAGATATCGCCCATGAAACGAGATATGGGTGAGGAAATGAGATATCGGTGACAATTTTTTACACCATATTTCTCTCTTTATTGTTGAACAAAGAGAGAAAAGATACTTTTTAAAATTGATTTTATCTTTTATGTTTTATTATAATTACATCATATTTTAACAATGGTAACTATTATGTTTGTTGAAACACAACAAGACAGTGGCAAACATGTTGTTGGATTTCAGTATAATAGTCACAACTACTTTTACGCTCCTAAAGGCATTATTCGCATTGCGAGATTTATGGATAGTTTTCATCCTATCAACAATAGGGGATATTATGCTGATACTTATTTCAAAATATTTGTACGTAAATGCAAACGTTTTATACAAAGAAAGAGAGAAAGAAATAAAGCTATTAATGCTCTTGTTTATTTAAACATTCCTGTTGATGTTAAGCATCATATTTTGAACTTTTTATAATATAAAAAAAAATCGTCCATATCTATTTTATTTACTTTGCTTACTTCCATCACAAATGTTTTGAACGCCTTTTCATATTCTTTTTTCATTAAATAAATATCTATTTTTTCTACTATGGATCGAAATTCTTCTTCTCTTATACAAGGCAAACAACTCTCCATATAAATAACAGTAAAAAAATATTTCAATTAAATTACAAATATTACAAAACAACTATTCTAAATTTATTCTTCATAATCATCTTCTGTTTCTTCATCTTCGAAATCTATGTTATTGTTTTCTTCGTTCCATTTACCGACTACTTCTTGATCCATATTATAAATTATTCCGCTTTTCTTTGATTTATAATATGATTTTCCTTCAAATTCAAATTTTTTTACTACATCTGGCGTTTCTTCTTCAACTACTTTTGAAATTACTGGAGCAGGAACAGCAACAACATCGTTATTCACTTCTACAGTTTTATTTTCCTTCTTTGGACGACCTTTTTTGCCAGTTGTTTCTTTTGCAACCTTTTCTTTCTTTGGTTTTGCTACTTCTTTTACAACTGGAGGAGCTTCTACTTCAACCGGACTTTCAATTGGAACTGAAACCTGAACTTGAACTTGAGCTTGAGCTTGAGCTACTAAGGTTGCAAATAAATCGTCTTCTTGGTTTGTCACTTCTACTACTTTTTTTTCCTTCTTTGGACGACCTTTCTTACCACTTGGTTCTTTTGCTTCCTTTTCCTTCTTTGGTCTGCCACGTTTTGCTTTTTCTGGACATTCTTGTAAGTGAGGTTCGGCTACTACTAAATTATCACGACTTAACAATGACATTATTTCTTCTTTACTGATATTCTTTTTCTTCAGTACTTCTAAATAGTTTTTTGGACTTTTTCCTTTTGGATCTTTGTATTCGTATAGACCTGCATTTAAACGTTGATCTATGTTTCCGTATGGTTGGCTTTCACATGACTTGCAGAAACCATCCACTTTTTTTGTGCATTGGGTGTATAGACCATGGTTTTTTACTATACCATTACAGCATCCTTCTTTTTTTGTTCCATCGAAAGGTAATAATATAGTTGACTTTTTTACTTTTTCTTTTTTTACTTTTTCTTTTTCTAGGTTTAGTTTTATTAGTGCTTCTTTGCTATCAAAATTATAAAGTCTTCCACATTCTTCTATCATTTCACGTACTACTTTTTTTGTTAGTTTTTTTATAACTACATTTGAATTTGTATTTGAATTTGTATTTGAATTTGAATTTGACATTTCACACGACATTGACATTGACATTGACATTGACATTCCTTACTTGCTTAATTACTTTTCGCTTAACTGTTTGCATTTTTATTTATTAGAAATTTACCTCTCAATTTTTTTTTTTATACATACATTTTTACTATCACATTTTTTTTTTTACAGGGAACCCAGGTTCCCCTATGACCCCTCCTTTTTTTGTTACCAGTTATGTGAAATTTATTTTAGTTTGGGCTTGGGTTCAGCTTGATATGGGTCTTGCAGATTTTGCTTCATGAATGGGTTGACTGCAATAGGCCACGCATCCACCACGCCGACACGGTCTGCAGGGTCTGCAGCGAAACCTTTAGTTAGTGTGTACGTACCTAAAGCGCTTCTTTGATATGTCATACCTGGTCCAACTATTGATACACCTGGCTGCACGGTTCCAGAACCGTAACTGGCTGTGGGTGGGACGACTGGTGCTATAGGTTGACGAGGGGCGACCAATGCTGGTGAAAATTGAGGTAGAAGTCGCGTGGGCCCAACTACGCCTCCCTTTGCTAAATTAGGCGCGTATCCGACAATGGCATCAAATGCGGCATACTTGCTAGGAGAAGGAACAATTGTTGGCGTTAAAAGAACCATAATTTATATTATATCTTAAGATTTTTTTCTTAAGATTTTTTAATAAATTTTTAAAAATTTGTGTCCCAAAAAATATCTACATTTTTCGATATATGATGTTTTGGAATTAACGCAGCATCATTGGAATTTATTACAGGGTTGACCTTATCTAACTTTTTTTTACTACTACTACTGCTAATACTACTACTAGTGTTGTTACTTTTATCATAATCATAAATATTTATTATGTTTTTGACAATTTCACTTCTCTCTATGTCATGTTTTTCAAAAGTTACTACTTTGATACTATCCATGGTCGTATTTGTTCCACTTTTGTAATAGTATAGTCTATTTAAAAAATCCTGTAATCCATTTATTGTAGTAATATCTGTTTGGTTTAAATCACCAGTTATTACCATTTTACTGTTTATACCTATGCGTGTTGTTAACAGTTTCATTTGATTTGGTGAACTATTCTGCATTTCATCTGCAATTATAAATGAATTTTTAAAAGTGCGACCCCTCATAAAAGCCAAAGGAGATATTTCAATAATATTATTATGTATATAATTATCTAATTCTGATTTTGAAAAAAATTCTAAAAATAAATCAAAAATTGGCTTTGTCCAAGGGTCCATTTTTTTCACTAAATTACCAGGTAAAAACCCTATATCTTCTTCTACAGGTACAACAGGTCTTGTAACAACTAACTTCTTAATTTCACCATTTCTTAGTTGTGTTATAGCTTTTAAACAAGCAAATAATGTTTTTCCTGTACCAGCAGGTCCTACTGCAAATATTAAATCAACGTCTTCATCATTTAAATATTCTATGTATCTTTCTTGGTTACTCGACTTTGGTGTATAAACAAAAGTCTCTTTTACTTTTGGTTTTTCTTTTCGCATGTTTAAATTCATTTTAGTAACATATTTACATGTAAATAAAATTATAAAATTATTTAACATTAAAAGGAAAAAGTAAATATATAACAAAGAAAATACAGTCATATAAAATTATATATGAAAATAATTTTATATATTTATCTTTTTAACGATTTTAAAAAAACGTTTGTATTTTTTGACACCTTCTTTTGTATATCCATCGCATTTCCTAACAGGATGTAAATTATAACTATACACAGACAATATTTGTCTAATTAAATTAATAAGAGGCCATTTTTGATTTAATTCAGCATTTTTTTGCATAGATGTCATAAAAGAAGAACTAAACATCTTTTTTAACTCAGGAATTAATACTTTTATTTGACTATATTTATATTCCGAAAGTAATTGTTCTCTTGAAAAAATTATTCCTTCTAACTCAGAAATTTCATTAAAATAAATACCTACAATTTCTAATATTTTTTTACAATTTTCATCTAACTCCATTTATATAGTAACTTATAATTTTAATAAGTTTATATTTATATAATATTTTTATTTATTTAAAATATATACAAATATATGGCAACTCTACCTTTTGACTTTAATTACAAAACATATTTATCTTTGAATAAAGACTTAAATAAAAATATGACTTTTGAAGAAACCATTCATCATTATTTTAATTATGGTATTAATGAAAAAAGGGCTTATAAAAAAAATATAAATATATTAGTTACAGTAATGTCTTGTAAAAAACATTCACACTTATGGAATGATATTAAAAGTAGAACAGAAAATTTAATTATTTTTACAGGATCATATGACAAAACATCATCTTACTATGATAAAAATGAGAAGATCTTATATTTAAGTTGTAATGATAATTATGAAGGACTACCTGAAAAAATGATTTTATTGATTGAAAAAATATTGACTTTACCAGATTTTAAATCAGTAACTCACATATTAAAAATTGATGACCATGATACTTATTTTACCAATGAAAATATAAAAAATTTATATAGTTTGAATGAGATACATTTATATAACTATATTGGTCAAAAAAAAGAATATCGTTCACCTAATACACTCAGTGACTACCACTTTGGAAAAGTATCCGATAAAAGTTTTTGGAATAACAAAAAGGGAGATGTATCAAATGTAACATGGTTAGATGGAGGTTGCAGTTATATACTAAGTAGAAAAGCGATGAAAATTATTAATAAATTTTATAATTCAAGTAACTTAAAAACGTTAAGAGAAAATGAAATATATGAAGATGTTATGATAGGACGAATTTTAGGATTAAATAATTGTAAACCACATATAGTTAATTTTAATATTAAAGGTGATAAGTAAGCTATTTTTTTGATCTTTTTGTTCGTGTTTTACGAAAGTATCCTCCTTTAATAACATTATTATTCATTTTCGATAACTCTATTTCTATATCGTTTATTTTATTAATCATTTGAGTTTCAGTTTTGGTTCTTTCATTTTTAGGTTTTTGTAAAATTGATATATAATAGTTGTTTTCCAAAATACTCGTTAAATTATCCTTTAGTTCACTATAATATTCTACAAAGCCATAAAACCATTGATTCCAACTACGTCCTTGTAAATAAAACGAACGATTACGTTCTTGTTTTTTTAATGATGGACGTTCTTGTGGTAAGCCTTCATTTATTTTTTCTTCTAACAAGTTTATATTTTTTTCCAAATCTTCTTTGGCTTCATCTAATTCAGCATCATTGATAACTAATTCTGTTTTCTTTGGTTCTTCATCTATGTTTTTCTCTTGTTCATCTATTTTTTCTAGTACGTCATTTAACTCTTCTGTTTGTTCATCTATTTTTTCTTGTATATTTACTGGTATTTCATTAGAGTTAGTTTTTTCAGAGTTTCGATTGTTATTAATTCTATTTATAACTTCACCTAACATGTGTACGTTGTTTCTTAGATTACTCATTAAACTTACTAAATTGTCATAGTTAACAGCTCCTCCACGTTTTTTTGTTTTTGTATATTTTTTCATTACCTATATTATTATTATATTATTTTACAAAATAATATAATGTTATTCCAAAATTATTTTTATTAAATATAATTTAAAAAAATATTTATCCTCTTCTTCTTCTCTTTGTATGTTTTTTACCATGTTTTTTATATTTTCTAGTTTTACGTCTACCACCTTTCACATTTAGTGTAGTTTTTATTCTAGAAATATAATTTTCTATGTTTTCTTTCAAATCATCTGCCTTAGAAACACTGGTTAATTTATCCATGGATCTTTCATACCCATCTAAAGTATCTTTTCCAGTACTACAAGGTTTTTGTTTCATTTTAAAGTCACAGTTAGTTCCATCATACAAAATATTTTTTGCTTTTGCAATCAATTGAGATATTTCTTCTTTTTTACTATCCAAAGAGGGTTCATTATTTTCAGTTTCATCGTTTTGTTCCAATTCAGACTGAACTATATTTTCACTATCTTCCGCTAAATTATCTGAGTACACTGGTTCATTTTCACTATTATTAACTTCTTCTATACCACTTGCATCATCGCTAGAAGTTTGCAATTGTTCTTTTAATTCTTTTACATCATTATTTATTTTTTCAACAATTGTTTCTAAATCTGCAAAATCAGATTGCAATTTTTCACTGTAATTTCCTCCTCTTAGTTTTTTTGTATACTTTCTTGCCATTTCTTATATATTAACTGTATAAAAAAATAATATATAAGTTATAAAAGTTCGACAATTTAATTTATATGTTTAGCTGTGGAATAGAATATTGTTCTCCGTTTTTAACATATTTTGCTATAATTTTTGGATTTACTTTATTTACAATAATGTCTTCTGCTTGATAAACATTATTAAATTTGT